TCTAACATTATCACCATCAATCCATTGCCCTTCGGCTCCGGTTGCAGTTTGTTGTTTATTAAATCCAGGCTTAAATTGTATCTTCTGTAAAGGCATAGCGCGCTATTATACACAGTTTTTATATTAATGGTATCTTTTTAAATGTTATCTCCAATGTGGTCCTGCGGCCCACAAAGCTATTGATTTTCTTATACCTTTAGTCACTGGTTTTACAGCATGAAATAAAAATGATGGGAATAATAATATCGACCCAGGTTTACTATATTCTTTAATTTCTTTTTCTTTTCCTTCAAAAATACAAAACTCTCCTCCTTCGTATTTTTCCTCTGAAGTATTAATGAGCATCGTAATTTTTGTAGTAAATATTTCGTTATGTGGGTGACCATCATAATGGTAATCATATCTTCCATCTTTATCAAAAGAATATGTGTTTAAAAATACACGTTGATAATTATCAAAAGGATATAATTCAAAACCAAATATATTTGTATTTGTAAATTTTAAAAATTCTTCTAATTTATATAATATGTGCTTAACTTCACTATATTTAGATATGTGAACATCACAATTTTTTTTAGATTCTAAACTTGGCCTGTCTTTTTCATTTTTATTAGCTGTTTTTAATATAATTTTATTTAATTCTTTAATTTCTTTTAAAGAAAAAAAATTAGTATGATAGTACCAAAGATGTTTCATATTAATATAGTTTTATTTCTTATTTTGAAAATACGGTGGCAAGCCTAAATGGGGACGTGTATCATAAATATTTTCTTTGGATCCTTTAGTTTCAATATTATTGTAATGTAAAAATACTTGACCACAATCATCAAAAGATAATTTATCTCTCCAATGTTCTAATTCACTTCCTCTATACACCAACATATCACCAGGTTGTAACATTACCTTAATACCTTTAGATTTTGAAGATTTATAATCACCCGTTTTTTCATCTATGCCCCCTTGCGATGCATCAGGCTCTAAATATATAGGCCAACATCCTCCACCCAAATGCATTGTTGTAGATATTTCACACGAGAACCTATCTTTATGTTTGTGTAATACATCCCCTTTTTTATATATTCTTGCATAAGAATAATTAGAATTTAATTTTAACCCTGTAGTTTTTTCCATAACAGGAAGAAGTTTAACAAGTAATGTTTCCATTACAATATCAGCATAATGTGAATATGTTTCAGGAACTTGTGGATCATTCCACACTCCAAAGTAATCAGTAAAAGGTCCTATAAATTTTGTATTAAACATAGTTTTTGCTACTTGTCTTTTCATTATAAAATAATCATAACAAAATTTAGCAAGTTCTTCTGATATTGCCCCTTTAATAATTACGTATTTATCTTTTTTAAAAGTCATATTATTTATTTCTAATAGAATTAATAATTAGTTTACGAACAACTTGAAGATTAAAATGTATAAATCTAAAAGGTTCTATTCCATTATCTACCACAAATTGATGTTCTATGTAAGATGGAAATAATAACATTGTACCTGGCTTAGGACTGTAATGAATTTTATCAGATCCTAAACTAATTTCTTTTTCGTTTTTTAATGGTAATTGTGACATAACTTTAGCAGGTCTTGGATCATGAAATATTGGGTATGATGTTTTATCTGAACATTTTAAAAAATAAAAACCAGACATATGGTTATCTGAATGAATATGCCCTTCATGATGTCCTCCTCCTTTTTCACTAAATTCTTGTACCCATAATTCTGTAAAAAATAATTCATGGTTTACTAAATCATAACCAATTTCATCTAATATTTTCCAAGATATTTCTCCTATATAATTTTTTAATTTATCAAGTTTAGTTTCATTTATTAAAAATTCAGATTGATTACTTAAACCATGATTTCCTATTTTTTTATTAAAACGTTTTTCTCTTTCTTTTACTAATTTATTATTTTTTTCTTTTGCTTTTTTAATATATGTATCACAAATTTTATTTGTTTCATTTACTAATTCTGGTAACTCAACTGAATAAATTGGAGAACCAAAATAAACTAAACCAGATACTTGATTATTATTTATCATTTAAATGGATAACCAAGATTCCAAATAACTAAAGAATATCTTGTTCCTTTAGTAACTGGTTTTACACGATGCCAAACATGTGAAGGAAATACTACTATTGATCCTTGTTTTTTAATTTCTTTACATATTTTAGTATTTCTTTTTTTGTCTGGATCTATATTTCTAAAATCAAATTCTAGTTCTCCTCCTTCATATTCACTAGGATCAGATAAAGAACAAGTCACTGATAATTTTCTAATTTTATTATGAAGATTTAAATCTTCTGGATTATTGTATGGTTCTTCCCAACTATCACAATGCCAATCATAAAACTGATTTTTTGAATATTTTGTAAATTGACAAGATTCAGACCAATCCCAATCAAAATTCCAATTAGCATTTCTATTAGCTGTATGTACATAAGGTTGAATCTCATTATATATCCATCTATCGTTCATCCAAACAATATTAGAATTTCTTTGTTTTTTTAAATTATTTAATTCTTTCTTTGATAATTTTTCACCTTTTTTTCTTTTATCAGAAAGAGAACCCGTTAACGCTAATTCTTCTTGTTTTGTTTTACCATAAGAAATAACATCTTGGCAAAATTTTTTAGATAAAACAGATTCAAAATACCAATAATAATTTTTTAAATTCATAATTCTATTATGAATTATTTATCAAATTATTTTAATAATGTAAATGGCTTATAATGAAACAAGCCAAGATTGAGAATTAGGAAACCACGTATATTTATTACCTTGGCCATCTACTGCTTTCCAATTTAAAGAGTCTTCATCCCAATTTATTAAATAGGGTACATTATCTCCATATGTTACAATTGTTGGAAAATTAGATGGCGGTTCCCAATCACCACTACTATTTAACGTCCATGAAGAATATGGTTGTGGTTCTATAAATATATTTTTAATTGGATCATAAGTACCACCCATACTAGCATATCTCTTTTTAAAATTTGAATTATATGACGTTTGTACCCATTTTACTCCATTTTCACTTAAAGAAGCTACTTTTTTAAAATTTTCAGCAGCTTGTTCTGATTGGTCTCCACCATTATTAGCAACATCAATATTACATGCAACAAGCACTCTAAGTACTTTATTATTTGAATCTATTTCAGCAAAATGAGCCATATTATAATATTGTTAATGTTCCTGTAACTGTAAAATTAGCTACTTTTCCCGTTGGTGTTGTTACCACTGTATTTGATCCAGGAGCTACTGATACTGTAGCCGTTGCAGGTATTCTAACCAATACTCGTCCTGATCCACCTAAACCAGCTGCGGGAGGGTTTCCGCAATTAACTCGTTCTATTCCTCCACCACCTCCACCAGAATTAACTACTCCAGCTAATGCTTGATTTCCAGCCTGTGATCCACCACGTCCTCCTCCTCCTGGACCACCTAAACTTGTAGATGCTTGATAAACACATCCTCCACCACCTCCTGCAAATATACCAGTTGATGTTGGTCCATTTCCAGAAACATCCGCTGCATAAAAAGGTTGTGGGCCAGCTCCAAATGTAGGAGCAACATTTAATCCATCTCCCCCGTTTCCACCGCCACTATTATTACCCTGTCCACCAGCAGAAGTTGCACCCCCACCTCCACCAGATCCTGCTACTGGTAAATTTGAATCTGCCGGACCTCCATTAGATCCATATCCATACGTTCCTGAAGCACCTGGTTGTGTAGGTTGAGTTGCTGTTCCACCTGGTTGACTTGGTGCAGGGAAATATTGATTTGCTCCTCCTGCTCCTCCTCCTGATCCGCCAGGAACACCAGCTGAAGGTCCTGGATTAGATGTCCCTCCTCCTTTAGCTGTCAATGGTGTAGATGGATAACCAAATACTGAATCAAAACCATTCTGTTCTCTATTTCCTCCAGCTCCTACAGTTATAGGAACTGATGCTAAACCACCAATTACTGATAAGGATGGGTATAAAACAACTCCACCCCCTCCTCCTCCTCCAGCATTATATAAATTCGCTCCTCCACCTCCACCAGCTACTACTAAAATATCTATATTTCCTGAAAATTTAGCCGCACCAGCTGTAAGTCCAAATCCTTTTGCTGATCCAGCTCCGCGTGTTGAGTTTAAAGGCATTCTTTCTACTCCTTATTTAAATTGAGTTTGTGCTGCTAATATTGTGTATGTTGATGCAGCTGTTTTGATTGCTGTGTAAGTGTAGACATCATTAGATGAAGCATTTCCAGTTGTTGGAGCAGTTCCACCTTGATAAACTAATGTAACACCAGTTGTTGTTCCATCAACTTGTACTACGTTATTAAAAAATGTTGTGTTGCCTTGTTTC